AATTAGTGACCTTCAAAGCTACATAACTGGCAACCAAACGATTACCCTGACTGGGGCTATTACAGGCTCAGGGACAACTTCTATTGCAACTACACTGTCAACGATTGACGGGGGAACTTATTAATGAAGTGTTGCACTAGATGTAAAACAACAAAACCATTTGAGTTATTTGTAAAAGACAAAAGAAAACTAAAAGGTATAGGCGCTGTTTGTTTAAATTGTGAAAAAGAACGATCAAAACAAAGAAGATTAACAAACAAAGCTAAAGATAGTTTTTATAAAAAACAATGGAAAGAAAACAATAAAAGCAAAGTAAGAGCGCAGTGGGCTAAGTATAGGGCGTCTAAATTAAATGCAAATGTAGCATGGGCTAATAACGAGTACATAGAAGATTTATATAAAAACTGTAGAGAAGCTGAAAAACTTTTTAATGCTGTAGGCGTAAATGTAAAATTTCATGTAGACCATATTATTCCTCTACAACACAAACAAGTATGTGGTTTACACGTAGAACAAAATTTACAGATATTAACTGCTGAAGAAAACGCAGCGAAAAGTAACAAATACGAGGTTATTTAAATGGCGACCACAATTAAACTTAAAAACGGAACAGGCGCACCGTCAGCAGGAGCTTTGGTAGTCGCTGAACCCGCATTAGACTTGACCAACAAGCGTCTGTACACAGAAGACTCAGGCGGTACTGTTATTGAAGTAGGTACTAATCCCGGTGTGGACGTAACCTTTGCTGATAACCGTAAGGCTATCTTCGGTGCTGGCTCTGACCTACAGATTTACCACAATGGTAATCACAGCTTTATTGAAGACTCTGGAACAGGCAATCTTTATCTTCGTGGTACTAATCTTGAAATTCAAAGTACTGCTCAAGAAAAATACTTGGCCGCTAATGCTAACGGTGGCGTAAAGCTCTACTATGACAACTCTGAAAAACTAGCCACCACCAACACAGGCATCGACGTTACGGGTACTGTGACTGCTGATGGTTTGACTGTTAACTCTGGGGCAGAAAACTTAGTTGCTACTTTCCAGTCTACAGATACAGAAGCGCAAATTGCATTAGTGGACACCACTGGAACGTCAACAATTCGAGCAAGAAATGACTTTAGGTTTCACGTTAATAATGCGGCAACCCCTGCTTTAAAAATTGATTCTAATAACGACATCAGCTTCTACGAAGACACTGGCACGACTGCGAAGTTGTTCTGGGATGCGTCTGCGGAGTCTTTGGGTATTGGTACTAGCAGTCCAAATGCAAACCTTGAGGTAATAGGAAACTATAGACAAAAAGCTTTAGCCGGTAATTCTCAAGGCTTTAATCTTACAATTAATAACACAACAGATGTTGTTGATTTAACTAATTACTACAACGCCGCAATGACGTTCGGAACTAACAACACAGAACGCATGCGCATCGACTCAGGCGGCTACCTCATCGTCCCAAATGGCGTAACACTAGGCACAGCGGTTGGTACGTATGCGGCGGCGAACACGCTAGACGACTACGAAGAAGGGACGTGGACGCCTGCGCTTGAAGCAAGTACAACAAACCCTACACCAACAGCAGTAACAGTAAACAACGCTACTTACACTAAAGTAGGCCGGATGGTTCATATACAAGCGTACATAACAGTAAACCTTACAAGTATTGGCTCAGGCGGCGCACAAATTACTGGCCTGCCTTTTACAGTAGGAGCTGGTTATGCTCCTGTTCTGTTTACTCACGGAAATTTAATTTTATCTAGCGGCGGTTATTTTAATAACGGCAGTACAAAAATTATTGCTATAGAAAATAACTCAACAAGCTTTATTGGGTACGCTGGAACAGGAACAAAGGCGTTAATGATTTCTGGCACATACGAAGTAGCCTAATTATCTCAAGTGGATTCTTGAGACGGACTAAAGGAGAAAGACAATGGCATTAACTAAAAGCGTAACAGCAGACAAAGTAGAGGTAATCGTTACTCAAGACGAGGACGGCAACGACGTAACCTCTGTTCAAGTACGGACTGCTACTAAGGTACTCGAAGACGGCGCTATAATTTCACAGTCGTATCACCGTCATGTAATTCAGTCAGGTGACGACTGGACATCTGAACCACAGAATGTGCAGGACATCTGCAACGCAGTATTTGGAGCATAAAATGGCTACATGGACTATCGCAAACCTTGAGCGTAACTTGGCAGACGGCGGTGTAACCGTTGCACACTGGCGTGTTACTGAATCTGAAACTGTTGGTGACGACACATTCACAGCCTCTGCATACGGCACTGTAAGCTTTACACCTGACGCTGATGCTGATGACTTCGTTGCTTACGACAGTCTGACAGAGGCTACTGTATTGGGCTGGATACACGCAGAGGTAGACCAAAGTGCTACTGAAGCGGCACTGACGGCTAACATCGAAGCGCAGAAGAATCCTGTGTCTGCTGATGGTATGCCTTGGTAAAAACATTAGTACTCTACTTAGTACTAGAAGGTGGTACTTCAGCATACGTAGGTAAACGGGTTGTCTATCACACCGTCTGCGAATATAAGGAGGTAAACTCAGAGTCAAACAAACGCTACCGATGGTATGTCCAAGGCATATATAGTTGTCCAAAGTACGTAAGGTATAACGATGATTGATCCAGTAACAGCTATAGCCGCAGCATCTAAAGCCTTTGCGATGACTAAGGCCTTTGTTGAAGCTGGGAAGTCTGCAGAGGACACACTAGGACAAGTAGCTAAATGGTACGGTGCAGCTAGTGACGTACTGTTTGATGAGTCGAAGAAGAGCAACCCAAATCCTTTTAAGAAGATGGTGTTTGCTAAGTCTGCTGAAGCTGAAGCACTAGAGGCTTTTGCCAGAAAGAAGAAGATAGAAGCTCAACGCAAAGAAATAAATGCTTTAATTGGAATGGCCTATGGCAAAGAAGGCTTAAGAGAACTTAGAGAACTTAGACAGCAAGTAGTCAAACAAAGACAGGACGCTGTTTACCGACAGCAGGAACTAAAGGAACAAATACTAGGCACATTGTTAGCGTTTGTTGGCTTAGGTGTCGTAGCAGTTCTAGTGATATTCATTGCAGGTGGTTTTAAATGACAAAAACAGAAGAACTTATTGCAAGACTTGAGGGGCATGAGAAAGAGTGTCTAGTGCGGTACGACATGATCCAACGTCAGCTTGATTCAGCAGGTAAGGACATTGCTGTTAACCGTCAGGCTGTCTTTGCTCTGTACCCTTTTATTCTTGGTGCCATTGTCTTTGCTGAGTACATACGATGATTGAAGCACTCATAGGGCCTGTTACAGGGCTTCTAGACAAGTTTATACAGGACAAGGACCAGAAGGCTAAGCTGGCCCACGAAGTCGCTACAATGGCTCAGAGGCACGCTCAGGAGCTTGCTAAGGCACAGCTAGAGGTTAACAAAGTAGAAGCGGCACACAAGTCGTTGTTTGTCTCTGGTTGGCGTCCTGCTGTTGGCTGGTGTTGTGTCTTGGGTATGATGGGTAACTTTATGGTTATACCTTTTACTAATTTTGTACTAGCTTTGTTGGCTATTGAAGTCACTATACCACTCATTGACCTAGAGACTATGATGCCTGTACTAATGGGCATGCTTGGTCTTGGCGCTATGCGCTCTTATGAAAAAACCAAGGGCGTATCGAGGGAAAAATAAATGGCATTACGACCTACAATAGGAATGTTGACAGGACTTGACGACTTTAATCGTGGTGTTGTAGAAACAATATCAACTTCTCCGACTGCCCCCACAGATATTCCTACTACTGCTCCTGTTAGGCAGGAACAAGAAGCCATATACCCATATATGTATTCTACAAGAGATTTAGGCAGTGGCGCTCAAAGAGAATCGTGGCAAGACCAACAAGTTAATTTTTTAACGCAATCTCAGCTTCAAATTGAATTTAATCAAAACTCTGATCTTAAAAGAACTTTTGGTGACTTTAATAATTATCTTTCCTACATGGACGGAATGCTTGCTCTTGCAGAAGAGAATCCAGAAATTGCTTGGTGGGATATTGGAAGACTAGACAGCACTACAGGAGAAACTTACGACGCAACGAGCGATCCTTCCAGTTATTACTACGGCATGGAAGAGGAGGACATGCGTTCGGGATCTACTGCTTTAATAGACGCAAATCAAAATAGAACAACTGAAATTAGAACTGCTCTTGAAGCTATGAATGCGCTTCCTGCATATCAGCAGTTACTACAAGATCATAATGTAGATCTTATATTTCAAAACAACGACGGAGACGTTTTTCAGTTTAACGGTCTTAATTCTGCGGAAATTTATGAAGTAGACGACTCAGCCACTCCTTACATAAAAGCTGCTATAGAATTTGCTATAGGTTTGATGGTAGGCGAAGCAACAGGCCGTTTTGCTAACTTTCTTTCAGACCAAGCAGCGTTAGGAAATTTAGGCGAAAGTCTTCAGGTTGTTTCTCAAGTATTTGATAGGTTCGATCAAGCAGGCTATTCCGTAAGTGAGGCTGCTTCGGCTCTTAACAATGCTAATGTTATTATAAACATGGTAGAAGCAGTTAATGAGCTAGAAGAAAACGAAGAAAGTACTCCGGAACAAATTAACAACATAGTATCTGAAGCAATACGAATTATTACGGACGTAGAGCCAGAACCTGACACTCCTATTGTAGAAGACGTTCTTGAAACTGAAGAAATCGAACCGGAACAACAACAAGAACCTGATGTTATTGAAGACGAGTTAGAAATTGAGCTTGAGCCTTTGCCAGAACCTGAGCCGGAGCCAGAACCTGAGCCAGAACCTGAGCCAGAAGGCGGAGGTGGCGCTGAAGCTGCTCCCGAAGTAGAAGGAGAGCCAACAGGGCCAGTAAAAGGAGACCCACCAAGGCAAGCCCCTATACCACAGCAGCCTGTAGAAGTAGTAGACATTGCTGAAGAAGATACAGTAGAAGACGCTGACTCTGAGTTGGCTGACTCTGTTCCTGCGGAGGGTGGATTTGAAACAGAAACTGAAGAAGTAGGCGAAGACGTAATATCCGTAGTAGAAGAAGTAGAGCTTGAAGATGACGAAGATATTGTAAGAAGACAAATTGAAGAAGCTATTATTAGAGAGACTGATCCAGAAGTTAGAGAAGGTTTAATCAGACAGTGGGAGCAGTATACAGACCGTGAGTGGACTACAGAAATTGAAGAAGCAGCTCAAGACAGATACGAAGAAGCAGCTGAACAAGCTGAGGACATTGCTGAAGGAGACGCAGCAGAAGACTCTGACCTTCCTTCGTTAATAGACACTGGCCCTGAGTTAGGCGCAGAAGACGTAGCAGAAGAAGCTGAAACAAGAGAAGAGACAGAAACCCCTACTTTTGAACTTCCAGATCTTCCTGATGTAAGAGTAGAGCTACCTCCTATTCAACCTCCAGTAGAACCTCCAGTAGAGACTCCAGTAGAGACTCCAGTAGAGACTCCAGTAGAGATTCCAGTAGAACCTCCAGTAGAGACTCCAGTAGAGACTCCAGTAGAGACTCCAGTAGAGATTCCAGTAGAGACTCCAGTAGAAACTCCTGCAGAAACTCCTGCAGAAACTCCTGCAGAAACTCCTGCAGAAACTCCTGCAGAAACTCCTGCAGAAACTCCTGCAGAAACTCCTGCAGAAACTCCTGCAGAAACTCCAGTAGAACCAGATCCAATTCAAGAAGCTATTGATGAAGCTGTAGAACCAGCAGAACCAGCGGAGCCTGTAGAAACACCCGCAGAACCTACACCAGAAGCTGAAACTACTCCAGAAGAAACAGGAGCAGAACAGCCTTCAGAGGAACCAGCAACAGGTGAAGACCAAGCAGGTGACGAGGGCGTTGGTGAAGGAACAGGTGCTGGCGAGGGTGAAGGCACTGGAGACGGTACTGGCGCTGGAGATGGTGACGGAACTGGAGAAGGAACTGGTTTAGGCGGAGGTATGCTTTCTGGTACTCCTTTTGAAACTGACGGTGTGTCTCAGTACGGCATTGCGTATCAAACACCTCAGATTCGTCAGATTGCTGTACCTAAGAAAGATTACGTAGCAGAACTAGACGCTCTTATTGAAAGAAGTTTGTTTGGAAGAATGATATGACTTATTTAAACATAGTAAACAACGTCCTGCGAAGGATGCGAGAAGAAGAAGTTACTTCTGTTGCTTCTACTACCTATGCAAAAATGGTAGGGGACTTTGTTAACGACGCAAAGCGTATGGTAGAGGACGCATGGGACTGGTCAGCACTCAGGACTACCCTAACGATTACTACTACTGCTGACGTCTTTAATTACGTACTAACGGGAAGCCAGAATAGAATCAAAGCACTTAACGTAATCAACGACACGGCTAACTTGTTTATGGAGTACAAGACAGCTACGTTCTTTGATGAGGCTTACTTAATCTCAGACCCACGTACAGGCGCGCCAACGTACTACACGTACAACGGTGTTGATAGCAACGGTGACACTCAGGTAGACATTTACCCTACTCCTGAAAAAGCGTACACAATTCGTTTTAACTGTGTTAAACGTGACGCTGACTTGTCTGCTGACAGTGACGAGACGTTAGTACCTAGTATGCCTATTATCCACTTAGCTATTGCTCTGTTGGCCCGTGAACGTGGAGAAACCGGAGGCACTTCTGCTCCTGAATACTTTAGCATTGCTGATAAGTACCTGTCTGACGCTATTGCACTAGACGCTCAAAAGCACCCAGAAGAAGTAGTCTTCTACACGCCGTGAGGTAGCTATGGCTCAACAATTACAAAGCATTAATCTTGTTGCACCAGCCTTCAAAGGAATCAATACAGAAGATTCCCCGTTAGCTCAAGACCCTTCGTTTGCTGACATTGCTGACAACGCAGTGATTGACAAGCGTGGTCGTATTGCGTCACGCAAAGGCTATGCTGTTATTACAACAGACAAGACTGAGTTAGGCTCTGCAAAGATCAGAGCAATCAAAGAGTTTGAAGACAACGCTGGAAACACTACAGTTTTTTCTGTAGGTAACAACAAGATACTTAGCGGCACAACTACGCTAGCTGATGAAACTCCCGGTAGTTATACGATTACTCAAGACAACTGGAAGATGGTTAACTTCAATGACAAGATTTATTTCTTTCAGCGAAGTAACGAACCACTTGTTTATGACGCTGTAGGAGGCTCTGTAGTGACTCTGAGCAGCGTTTCTGGTGCGGCTGGTGTTGCTTCTACTATGTACGGTAATGAGGTTCTAGCGGCTTACGGTCGGCTCTGGACTGCTGACGTTAACAATGACAAGTCTACTATCTACTGGTCTGACCTCTTGATAGGCCATGACTGGTCTGGAGGCACTAGTGGCTCTATTAACTTGTCTAAGGTATGGCCTGATGGGTACGACGAGATTGTAGCACTGGCTGCACACAACGGCCTTCTTATCATCTTTGGTAAGCACAGTATTGTTGTGTACCAAGGAGCAGAAGCACCAGCAACGATGTCACTGGCTGACACTGTAGCAGGCGTAGGTTGCGTAGACAGAGACACTGTACAGTACACTGGTACAGACGTATTGTTCTTGTCGCACACAGGTCTCAAAAGCTTTGGCAGGACAATACAAGAAAAGTCAATGCCTATCACTAGCTTGTCCAGCACTGTGTCTAAGGACATTATTGGTTTGCTTCAGAACGAAACTGAGTTTTATCGTTCAGTGTACAGCCCAGAAGAAGGTTTCTACTTACTTACTTTTGTTGGTCAAGACGTTACCTACTGCTTCGACGTTCGAGGCACATTAGAAAATGGTGCTTACCGTGTTACTCGATGGCCCGGCACAGGCTTTACGTCTTACGGTAGAAAGGACGACGGTACGTTGTTAATAGGAAACGGCGAAGGCATAGGTAATTACTCAGGGTACAGAGACAACGGTGAAAAGTATCGTTTTAAGTACTACAGCCCCGGTCTAACCTTTGGTGATCCTTCACGTCTGAAGATACTCAAGAAACTACGTCCTACGATTGTCGGTGCTAACAGTGCCATCATGTTTCTTAAGTGGGCGTATGACTTTGGTACGTTTTTTCAGACAGCAGAGTTTACAGTAGGTAATCAGGTAACAGGTTACTTTAACGAAAGTGAGTACAACGAGACAGCAGAGTTTACAGGTGGTGATCTTACGTCACGCCGTGGCATAAACACTACCGGAGGCGGTGGAGTTATAACAATTGGGTTGGAAGCAGACATAGACGGTTCAGGTTTGTCTCTCCAAGAGATTAACGTATTAGCACTAATGGGTAAAGTACTATGAGTAACTATACAAAGACCACTGACTTTGCCGCTAAAGACAGTCTACCTTCCGGAGACAGCGGTAAAATCATTAAGGGCGCCGAGTTTGAGACAGAGTTTGACGCTATCTCAACATCTATCGCTACAAAGGCAGACACTGCTTCGCCTACCTTTACAGGCACAGTGACAATTCCTGCATTGACTTTTACAGGTACGCTGTCTACAGGAACAATTGACGGAGGTACGTACTAATGGCTGTTGCAACAGATGATTTACAAACTTCAGGAATAGATTTAGGCAGGTTATTTGGCCTTGGCGGTATTGCTGCTGCTGGCGGTCTTCTTACTGGGGAGGCTTATCAACGACTTGGTGAGATAGGTGAGCAAGCTCGCAGAGAAGCAGGAACACTTGCTCAACAACAACTTGAACAAACACAGTTTAGACCCTTTACTGTTACTACAGGAACTGGCGGTGTTCTTCAGACAACTCCTGAAGGTGGTCTAGGCGTTACATTGGCACCACAAGAACAGGCTATATCTCAACAGTTGATGGGCCAAGCAGGCCAAATGTTTGGACAACCTGTTGCAGGACAAACACAGTTAACTCAGGCAGGTCTTGGTACTCTTGGTGCAGGTCAGCAATTGATGGGTCAGCCTACGTTTGGAATGGCTCCGACTCAAGCTGCAGCACAACAAGCCTTTGGCCTTGGTGGTCAATTTATGGGCGCTGCTGAAATGCAACCTGCTGATATAAATTTACTACGTGGGCAATTTGCAGGAGAAGTAGGCGGACTGTTAGGTCAACAACCTAGTGCTGGTATAGGACAACTTGGTCAACAAGCGTTAGGTCTTGGTATGCAAGGACTAGGTACTACTGCTCCTTCTGACGTAGAGGCCTTACGTCAACAGTACGGTGGTCTTGCGGGTCAAGCGGCACAGCAAGTGTTGCAACCTACAGGCGCACGAGAAGCAGAAGTCTTTGAACGCATACGTGCTACACAACGTCCTGAAGAGGAACGCCAGCGTCTTGCTTTGGAGCAACGTTTGGCAGCACAAGGACGGCTTGGTACTCGTTCAGCAGCCTACGGCGGTGCTACGCCTGAACAACTTGCTATGGCTACAGCACAAGAAGAAGCACGTAATAGGGCGTCACTAGCAGCTATGCAACAGGCTGGAACAGAACGTAGACAAGCACTTGGTGAAGCTCAGGCTCTTGGTGGTCTGTTTACACAACAAGCGGGTTTGTCAAGCCAGTTGCAGTCTCAGGCACAACAAAGGGCTGCACAGCTATCGCAACTTGGACTGTCTGCGGAGCAAGTTCAGTCACAGCTTCAGTCAGAAGGTCTTGGAAGAGCTGCTACTGCTGCTGGACAAACTGGTCAGTTGGCTCAGTTAGCGGGTGCTTTACAAGCTCAACAGGCAGGACTAGGCGCACAGTTTGCTGGCTTAGGTGCAAACCTAGCAGGACAACAGCAGGCTCTGGACGCTGCGCGACAGCAACAGGCTCTACAGGCGTTGACTGCAGGTCAAAGTCTACTTGGTGGTGGGCTTGGTTTGCAACAACTACAACAACAGATTGGTGCAGGCGCTTTAGGTACTGCTTACTTGCCACAAGCTCAGGCACTCAATGTATTACAAGCTGGTATGCCCGCAGCAGAGTTGGCTCAACGTGGTCAGCTACAAGGGGCTGGTTTGTTCGGTCAAGCAGAGATGGGTGGGCTACAAGCATTGCTTGGATCAGGTCTTGGACAAGCAGAGTTGTTTGGTCAACTTGGTACAGGACTGTTGTCTGGTCTAGTTGCTCCAACACCTTCAGGTGGTAGCTCTATCATTGACACTCTTGGTGACATATTCGATTAAAGGATAAAACAATGGCTACTTTTTCACAAGGATTTTTACAGTCTTTAATGCGGCCTAGCTTTGGTCAAAACTTATTTCAAGTAGGCCAACAAATAGGTTCTGCACCTGCTCGTCAAAGAGCAGCACAACAGCAAGCAGCTTTAGATAAAGGTTTGTTTGGTCTTGAGCAAATGGCATTGTCAGGTGATCTTACTCCTGAAATGTATAAAGAAGCTGTAGGATCTTATACGCAGCTTATGCGACAAAACCCGCAAGCATCTCAAGAAATTAGAGAATCTCTTGGTAGAGTCGGTGCGTCTGTGCGTCAACAAAGTAAGCAACAGGCTCAAATAACTGCTAAAACAAAATTAGAAAATTTAAAGCAGGCTGCTGTTGCAGTTCAAATGTCAGAAGGAATTAGTCCACAACAAAAGCAAGAAAATCTTGCACGTTTTCGTGTAGAAGCTCAAAAGATTATTGATGCTAATCCTAATGTAGATTTAACAGCTTATGCAAATTTTGGAACTGATGTTGAAACAAGTGTGTATCAGCTTGATAAATTAAGAACAACTCAAGCAACAACGACGGCGGTAGAGAGTTTTTCAAATCAACTGTTTCAAATAAAAGATTACGATACGCTACAAACAACAAGCGACACTTTATTAAAGGCTAATCCTGAGTATGCTGAAGAAATTAAAAAGTTAGTAAACGTACAACAAACAAGTATTGAAAACAGAGAAAAAAGAGAGCGTGCAGAAGAAGAGCGAAAGTATGACATGACTGGCTCAGTAACGGATCTTAGAAAAAGAGCAGAAGAGCTGCCTGATTTGGCGCAAGGTGTTAGACAGGGCGCTTTAGATAAGTTAAAAGCAGCTGAAGACATACAAAAGAAACATAAAAATAATACAGGATGGACAAATGCAGTTGCTAGAGACAGAGCTAGAGAACTTATTAGAAGTGCAGAACAAGATATTGACAATTACTTTGGCAGAGTAGCCAGCAACAATATCATACAATTAAGAGGTATAGATAACGAGCTTCAAGCTTTAATAGCAAAAGGTCCAAAATCTATAGAGTTTAAAAATGTAGAAGAAGAAGCAGAAGGAATGTCTTTAACAGAAACAGGTAAAGAACTATCTGATTTATCTTCTAGTGAACGTAAAAAGTATATGGATAAAGCTAGAACAGAATTATCTGAGAGATATAACGCTGCTCATAACTCATCACTAGCAACGCTACGAGCGAGAAGAGCTTCTATTGCAGGCGAAAAACCTGAAGAGCCTGAAAAGGCTGAAGAAACTCCTGCAATACGTCCTCTAAAAGGACCGGAAGATTATGATGGTATGGTTTCTAATGCTCTTGCTAGAGGCAACACTCTCCAATTTGTACGTAACAGTTTAACCAGAATTGGTGTACCTGCTAAAAAAATTGTTGCTTTAGTTGATAAATACAATTTACCAGTAGATGTTGACTTTATAGAACAATCTGAAGAAGTAGAATCTAAAAGACCTTCTACAGCAGTTCCTTTTGTATACACTCAGAGGTAAACTATGGCTAAAGAATGGTGGGAATACGACGGTAGTGAATCTATCCCAGATAGTGCATACGTTCCTTGGTACGAGCGTGAGCCTGAAGAGAAAGTAGATGATGATTACAGTGCTGTTAGATCAGGCGTTGTAGGATTTGTTGAAGCCGCTACAGGTGCTGGTGATGAACTAGACGCTACTGTTCGTTTGCTTGTAGGCGAAGCAGACAACTGGGAAGATGCTATAGGTCAATCACGCACTCAACTACGAGCTTTTGAAGAAGAAAATCCTTTGTTTTCTGGTGCGATAGACATTTCTGGTTTAGCTGCAGGTCTGTTTATACCCGGCGCAAGTCTTGCGAAGCTTTCTCAAGCAGCTACCAAAGGCGCACGTGTTGCTCAAGGCGCTGCTCTAGGTGCTGCTGAAGGCGCTGCTTATGGTTTTTTAGGTGGTGAAGGAGAAGAAAGACTAACAGGTGCTGCTATGGGTGCTGGTCTAGGCGCAGGTCTAGGTGGTGTTGCTGGTCGGTTCTTAACTAGAAGCGCTGATGAAATAGAAGAACCTTTAAAAAGAGCTGTTGAACGTGAAGATGCTGTTGTAAATATAGGCGGTGATGAAGGGTTTAACAATGTTACTAAAGCCACGTCAGGAGTAGGTGATCTAGACGGTAACTCTCTTCAAAGAAAAGTAACACGTGTAGAAGACGAAGCGCCTGCAAGTATCCACGAAGATCCTAAAAGCGGCTCTAACATAGTAGGTAATTTAGTATTAGGAACTAGAGAGTGGGTTGATAAAAACGTAAGTACTCGTGCTGGTAGGCTTGCTGAAGACTCTGAGATAATGGTTCGTCAAGAACTAAACGATATTGATGTAAAGTTTGACGAAGGTTTGTTTGCTACTGCTCGTGAGATGTTTGAAAACGACAAACAATTTAAAAGTTTGTTTACTCGTATGAGTGAGTCTATAGATGCAGACAACAGAGTAACTTTTGGTCTGGCACGAAGATTAGCTAAAACGCAAGAACAAAAAGATGTTATAAACTTTTTAGAGCTAGAAATAAAATCACTACAAGCATACGACTTTGTACGTTTTGACAGAAAACTTACTGATTACTTTCCTACTCAAAACATAGGTAAGCGTAGCGGCACAGCTACTCCTGATGATTATGTAAATCCTATCGACGCCTTGAAAGACTTGGCTAAAGATATTTCTGCTGCTCGTGCTGTTGCTCGACGACATAATCTTAGCATGGGTAAGTTCGAAGACGAAGCAACAGACCTTATTGCTTTGAAGAAAACAGGTAAGCCCATGTCTCGAATGAATTTTGTTATTAACAAGATTCGTAATGAGACTAGAGAGCAAGCAACTAGACAGAAAGATATAACAGATCCTTCCGCTGTTGCTGATAACTACGCTGAAGGTTTACGCAGTATTCTCATATCTTCTAAAGTTGGTGGTGATGCAGTAGGTGCTACAGTAAGACGTGGAATATCAGCTGCTCTGTTGGGTAACCCGATAAACGCTATACTTAACTTGATAGAAGGCGTTACTTCTCCTGTGTACCAGAACGGTATTATACCTTTACTGCAAACAGTACCGAAAGCTATTATTGCTACGTTCAACAAGGATCTAGGCTCAGTAGATCCTAAGTGGTTGTCTAATAAACAACTTGGTTTGGATAGACAGTACATGGGTGAGCTACAAGCCGCTACTAAACAAACTGTAGAAGACGGTGCGGAACTAGTAAAGTTTACAAGACTACCTCAGTTTATAACTAACGCTGTAGACAAAGTAGGCGAGTTTGCTTACAACGTTTCTGGTGTTCGTACAGTAAACCGAATGAGCCAAGAGATATTGACTAACTCATCTATCCGTCAAGGTATAAACCTAGCTAAAAAGGGTGATGAAAAGTCTTTAGAAAAATTACGCAAACACGCAGGCATGAGAGGACTTTCAGAGTCTGAGTTTAACAAGACTGTTGAAGCTCTCAAGCAAGAAGACCTGACTAATGGTTGGGTAGTAAACTTTGCAGGTGCTTCGTTGAACAAATGGCAGCCTGTTAGTGCCAGCACTATGCCAAAAGCGTACAACGACAACCCTAACTTCCGCGTTATGTATAGCATGTTGTCGTACATGAACAGACAGATGAACAATCTTCGTACTGAAGTAGGTCTTAATTTAAAGAAAGCTCAGGAAAAAGGATTAAACACTAGAGAAGGCGCTGAAGCTGCTCGTGCAGCAATGCTTAACAGTGCTAAATATGTAGGATTGTTTGGTGTTGTTGCGGGTGTTTGGGATGATGGTCGTAAGACGCTTGACTTTACTAACGACAAGTACCTTGAGGATGTGTTAACACCTGAAGGTTTTGCTAGTGCAACTATGAATCAACTTGCTTCTAATATTACTAGCGGAGCAGTTAACATACGTGCTGAAGAATACGGCGGTCAGTCTGTAAGTATCACACCTGCTCCTTTGTCAGCAGCAAGTAGAACTTTGTCAGCAGCACCTAAGTTATTTGAAGGAGATGTTGATCCTATGCTTAGGTCTTTACAAACATACACTCCCGGCCTAGCTACTATTGATCGTATTATCCGAATGACTCCGGCACTTCAAGAGCAACTAGGCAGAGAGCGTTTACTAACAGATAACTAGATCTCGCAGTTGTTACCAGTACAGGCTAACGTCTGTGATCCTTCAGTCATATCAGAGTTTTCAGAGATGTTCCAATCGATTGTCTCTGGGAACTCTGCCTTCAACGTCTCATAAGTTTCCTCATCAACAGGCTCATAAGGTGCTTGCTGGTATGTGTGTTCGCTGTAGGGTAGGAAACTAATACCACTGATCTTATCGAACTTGTTATACAACCACTGACCTACCTCAAGAAACTCATCGTCCCTGTAGTAACAGGTCATTGACGGTTTGTGTTCACACCAATAGTCCTGATAAATCTCCCAAAGTTCTAACTGCTCCATAGCACCCATCTCAGAGGCTACTACAGCCCCGTCAGGAGACTTTATAGGAAAGCTGAATACCTTGGTACTGGGTGACATTACATCGTCCTCTACGGGGATTCCTGCTGCTTCCAGTACTTGACACAATGGGTCTCTTGCATCTGCTCGTACTCGTCTGATGTACTGGTGTGCGTATCGTGGATGTATACCGCTAGCAGAATCAACCAGTTGAGACACAGTACCGCTAGGCTTAACGGCGGTAATAGCAGTAGAAGTATTAATAGCCAGTCGGTCAGCCCATGATTTATTCGTTCTGATAGCCTCTTCACGTAACTCAGTAAGCCATGTCTTGAGTACACCTTTATCCTTCCTTCCCGACAGCGTCGGATGATCCATGATACCTGTTAACGACACGCCAAGAAGTGCTTCTTCCTCAGTGTTGTTCTTCCACACCTTACGTAGGTAACGAAAGTCAGTTAAGGTAGCCTGTAGAGTTCCAAGGATAGACGCAACACGTACTTTTCGTTTAAGGTCTGACAACGTATCTGTTGCCCGGACAACAACTTCCGATAGATTGCAGAATTGGTAAGGTCGTAGGATGATCTCGCTACATGGATTAGTTCCAAAATCATAGGTAGCATCTCGTCGCTCGTTCTTTGCAGCTTGCTTTTGACTTGCGACTCTAGAGAACATACCTCGCTCTCCTGATCGGGACTCGTATAAACTTTTCCATTCATTTAGGAATGCCTCAAAGTCTGGCTTCTCTGTGTAACATGCGCTGTTGTTGGCTAAACCACGTTGTGGATTATCTTGCCACCACTGTCCTGACTTGCATCGTCTAAGTCTATCGTCGGTAAGATTAGACAGACTGATGAGAGCGGACCTGCGGACACCCCCGACAACGACGATCTGTGCAATCTTACAGCAGAGATCGTGACATTCGATGGAGCTAAGCTTACGTCCATGAGCTTCCCGAAAGACGTCAACGGTGAAGTTAAACAAATCGACAAGAGGTTCTGGACCAGATGCTCTACCGCCGAAAGTTTTAAGGGTTGCCCCTGCAAGTCGTACTCCAGACACGTCCCATTTTGGAACTTGGCCCGAATAGAGCAGGCTGATAAGTTCTCTGTAAGCCTTGGCCCAACCAATTTTGCTGTCAGCGACATGTATAATTGTATCTGTGGCATGAAAGTCCTCCGCTACTTCTGGTAGCTTACTGATGTACTGACGTTCGACACTGAACCCTACGCCAGTACCGCACATCAGGACGTACATCATTTCGTCAAACGCTTTAGGGTGATCAATAGGTAGGTAGCTACAGTTAAACCCAGCTACGTTGTCACGGTCAAGAGCCTCACCTGCAGTCATTAAAGCCCTCATGCTGGGCATAACATCTAGATCATGAATATCTTTGAACATCCCATTAGCTTCTTCAAGAGTAAGCTTACCCTTCTCAACCCAGAAGTTTAAGTACCTGTCGATTGTTTCTTCCCAAGTCTCTCGACGTTGCTCGTCTGGTAGGTAACGTGCGTAGCGGGACTTGTGTATGTACTGTTGATATGCGTCCATTAATTTAATTCCTTAATTAGTCGTTCAATGTACCACCGACACTTGCGTAAGTCTTCGATGGGTTTACCTTTGTAGTCGTAGCGCCAGAGGTACTTTAGTGCGTTACCCTTGAGATAACCACGAAACTCATGGTCAGGCATGGATGCCTTGATAGCTTCGATGGCTTCTACTGCGCCTTTGTTGTAGTGGTCAGGCTTCTCTACAGGATCAGCTTTCTTTCTGATAGACAAGTTGTTAAGTGCTGCAATTGTGTCCCACTCTTCAGGAGTAGCGTTATCAATACTCATCCGTATTTTCTCCTAAGATAGTTCATACTGATAGGTAGCTCATCAAAGGAACCGTTGTTTACTTCATTGAGCATCCAGATTCCAGACCAGCTACCGTTTGTTTGAGGGTTTAAGTAGTCTTCACTGTGGTTGTAATAGATACCAGCAAACAATCCAGTGATGTTACTACCGTCTGCTTTACGTGCGAAGGCTATGTCTCTGTCTTGTACGTGTCCCATGATGCACGACATAAACTTCTTTTGCAACATGAGTTTTGCACACGTGACGGGTCTGCCCATGACTCCACTTGTGAAGTAGTGGCAGTATGCAATACCGTCAATGATGATTGGTTGTAGAAAAGGCTCAACCTCCCATCCGGTTTCTTTCAATAAGAAATGATCATAGCTCATTAGTCCTTCTAGTTTAGGGTCAGCTTCAATAGCCCGCTCGATTCTCTGTTCATGGTTTCCTAGTAAGAATACCATACGAGGATTCCACATCTTCTTCTTGTTACTACGCAGTCGCTCCTGTTCTTTGCGGATAGGTAACATGAATTGATTCATAGCTTCGATGCCAGCTTCAATGTCAAGTGTATACCGTCATCCCTCAAAAGACATCTTCCCAACGTCATAGCTACTGAGACTTGGCATGTCCCAGTGATCCCCCAGATGAACGATAACGTCAGGCTTAGTTGCGGCTGCGTAACGACCAGCCCAGTACAGATGGTCAGTAGGTAGACCGGGTTTGACTTGCGTATCAGGTATTACAAGATGTCTCTTCATTGCTTTTTACTCCATCCTGCAGGACAGGTTTCTGGTGTGTACCACGTGAATCCCTGTTTGTCTGCCCATTCTTGCATGGTGTATCTTGTCCCGTCACTTCTACGTCTTGCTCCGGGCATAGCGGTTCTTGGGTTTTGGAAGACGAATACCAACGTCTCCTGTTCGCCAAGGCATCGGCTAATATCAACATACTTCTTCGCTTCTGCTCTATCACGGAACCTCCCTTTAGCTTCAATATATATAGTAGAATGTGTACTGTAATATACAAAGTCTGGTTCGTATGTCTTAACCTGCGTGTACGTTAGCTTGTTAACATGGTACTCACACCGTTTGAACTTCTGGTGAAGATCATACTCGAACCAACTATCGTAGCCCTTTGGTATGTTACGTCTCGTTCTCTTCACTTGGTCTTTCCCACATCTGATTAGGTTCACGACGTAGCCAGAGTAGCCTAGCGTTCTCTATGACACGCTCTTCAGACTCTAACAACTCAACGCACTTGTTGAACATTTCTATCTCTGTCAGTCCTTCAAGGATCTTCTGAGACTTCTTATCACCAATACCATACACACCGACAATGTTATCAGCTTTGTCACCCATGATGATTTGACGGTAGAAGAATAACAGACCTTCCTCTTCGTTAACAGAAGTCAGTTCACGTTTGTTGAAGTTGTAGTGCTTGCCCGGTACTTGTTGGAAGTCCTTGTCGAGACTAACAATGATGCTGTCAGGGATGGCGGTAGCGTCGATAGCAATCAAGTCATCTGCTTCCTCACCTTCTGACACAGCAGCATTCCAATCTTCGATCAAGTACTTACGTATAGCTTCCAAGTGTACAGGCTTTTCTTTGTCCTTACGATTACCCTTGTAAGGCGCAGTGACAGCTACGTCATTACGAAAGTTACCTTTACCGGTAAGGTAGACACGGTAGTCTGGTTCGCTATCTATCTGTGTGTATAGATCACTAATCAGATCAGATAAGAAACTGCCCGTAGTATAACAGGCAGTCTTAACTGACTCATCATTGCACTTGAAAGCACAACGATAAGCTACGATGTCACCGTCGATTAGGATCACAACGCTTCCGCTTCAGAGATAGAGTTGTCGGTATACTCGATTAAGTTTGTGATCTTCATCTTAATCATCGAGGGTGAACGACCTGTACCTACAGACCAATCGTAGTAACCTACAACAGCAACAGCTTCAGATCCGTTAGAGATAAGTACATCTTCAGGTATCTCAACGCCGTCAGCATCGGTCAGTCGCATAGGGTTATTAGACTTCATCGTAATAAAGAAGCCACGCTCGTCACCTTTGTTGCTAGGTGCAATACCCATTTCTTCAATGGCCTCAACAGCTTTCTCGCTGAGGTTACCAAGCTGTACTTGATATTTGTTACTGTACTTGTTGAGCTTGTTACGCTCACACCAGTAGACGGTACCGCGTACAGTGATGGGTGGTAGTTTGTTTGCAGACATAAGTTTCTCCTTAATGAGTTTCTGCCCAATTGTTACCTACTCTATATTCGCCGTCTAATGGACACCGTAGGCTGAGTGTCTCTCCGGCAAGCCTGATAGCACGTACACCCATACGTCCAACCGTATCTGCGTAGTGTGCTGTTGTTTCTATCTGCCATTCGTCATGAACGTTAGCTACAAATCTATGTGGTATGTCCAGTAACTTAGCATTCAAGATTGTCAAGGCTTCTTTCATAACGATAGCCCCGGCACCTTGCAGTAATGTATTTAATGCGGCGTGTTCTGATCTGACTCTGAGCTTTCGTCCGTCAAGCGCAGTAAGGATGCCTGATACAGCCTCCCTGTGAGTATTTCCTCTAACTCTTTCAAGAGACGGCGTGTTAGATAGAAATGTTTCTTTAAGTCTTCGTCCAGTGACGCTATTTCCTCCAACGATAGCTCCGATCTTAGCATCCCCGGCTCCATACAGAAACGCATAAATGAATGTTTTTGCAAGAGGTCTTGTCTCAAGTCCAGCTGCTCGTTGATTAGCCGTATGAATATCGCCATTGAGGATTTCATTGGTATAGTCTTCGTCATCCATGTAGTGAGCCAGCATACGTAGCTCTAAACCGCTGGCGTCTATGCCAACTAACTTGTTACCTTCGTCCACTGTCCAGCATGACCTGCACTCTGTGCCGAACGGTGCGGAGACTGCTGGTACCTGCGCCATGTTAGGTGATTGATGTGTCATGCGTCCTGTCACAGCGCCGTTAGTAATGACTCTACCATGTACTCTACCATCATCCTTGACAGCTTTCAACCATGAATCAATCTGCGCTACTCGCTTCTGCAGCATCATGTAACGTGCAACAGCCTTGGCTTCGGGAAGATTTATCCCTTCAAGTACCTTTTCATCAACGATGATGTTACCTTTCTCAGTCTTCTTGTCGAACTTTACACCAAGACTTTGCAGACGCTCTGCTATCTGCTTACGTGAGCCGGGGTTGAACACAGTGACTTTATCTTTCAGTCGCTTTCCTGTCTTTTCAGAGATGCGTTCTTCAACGATGGGTGGAAAGATAGCCTGTAGCTCTGCTTCAATGCTGTTCATTTCAAACATCAAGTCCATCATTAATTTCTCAGCATACTCCGTGTCAAGCTTGAAGCCGTTACGTTCCTGCTCAGTCGCGATCCAGCCCACACGATGCTCAAGATCAATACATTTCTCAGAAAAGCCCTCTTTAAATAGCTGCCTATCCAACCACTGGTGAACACGCTCAGTCAACTCAACGTCAGCGATACAGTACTTAATCATCTCGTCAGTCAGTCCACCGTCGTAGTCTGTGAAGTCGAGCTTCCCTGTTCCTCCAAGTATGGTTCCCCAATTACGCAGTGAATGTCCTCCGTCTTGACTGGGGTTGTAGAGTCGGGAGAGGTAGAGAGTATCCACAACAAGATGCCTAGCAACCCGTACGTTCCAAACACGATCAAGAATACCCACGTCGAATCCGATGAGGTTATGTCCAACGATTTCGTCTGCATTATTCAACACCTTCTGTAATGTATCTGGTGAGGTGTGAACTTGTATATCGTTCTTCACCTTCGTAACTGCACACCAGATCGTTGAGTGGTCCAAAGTGGTTTCTATATCCAAGTAACAGGTATTCATCGTATCTCTCGTTCAGTTCGTTACGTTCAGTGTCGTGGTTAAACTTCCTGTAAGTCTCCATCAACTGTTCCTGTTCCAATATCCAACTCCCAATCTTGCTCATGGTAAATCATCTCCTCTATGTCTGCGAGTGTACGTAGATCAGCACGGTCAATCACATCACCGTCATCAAGACTAACAGCGAAGCATCTGTTGCACAAGTCTACAAACTCTTGGCTAATAGCATACCGTCTTGTCGCTTCGTAGTCTGTAAGATCTACATCACACGCTTTGCATCTCATTAACTCTGCCCCAACTCTATCTTTTTCTTAGCTAACCACTCTTTACCTTCTTCGCTATGGAACCACTCACCATGCCAATAAAAGATAAGATCTGATACTTTTTCTCTATCTTCTTTGCTTAAGTTTTCAGTATAAATAGGGATTTCTAGCTCTTCAAAAGCTTCATCTACTAACCAATCGTTAGCAACATCTTTGCACACATTAATTTCGTTTGCCAGTATCGCTATATTTGCCATTGGATTATACGGAGAATCATACTCTTGCCAGTCGTACTCAAAAGGAATGTGGCTTGTATCGTCCTGCCATTTAGAGAAACTTTTAAAAACTCTTTTAGCTTCCTTCATAAAATGCTCTTCGTACTCTCCTATCTCTTCAAACTTGTCGTTTAACAATACCATGAAAGCCATAGTATGAGCTAATGCGAAATCAAATTCACCAGCGTCGATGGTCTCGTGAAAATCTCCACGCTCTTCACACTCAGGATTACGCTCAAAGCTAACTGCGCCATCTTCAGGCGGTACATAAAACATAGGTCGGCATCTTTGACTCATAACGGTTTCTCCTCACGTTCATCACGTTGTGTTAGTCGTCCTGTTGCTTCGTTGTAGAACACCTCACACGCCTTGCCTGTCTTGCCAGTGTATCGGTTCTTCAACACACGCAGCACGGTCGTGTTTCTAACAACAGGATCATCACTCTGACTGTTACGTTCAGCACCGATGACCGCATCAGACAGCTGTGCAATCGACGCAGAGCCACGTAACATACCAAGGCTAGTGACAGCACCGTCCTCCAATTGCTTCCCTTCAGGGCGTCTCAGGTGGCTTACAAGGAACATACAAATCCCCATCTCTTGTACGAACGTCCGCAGCTTAGTCATGATCATGTCCAAGGCACGTCGCTCATCACCGTTGCTCTGGTCAGATACCAAGATAGAGACGTGATCCAGTACGATATAACGTACGCCTAGTACCTTGACGAAGTATCTCATACGGCCCAGTACGTTTTCTATCTCGTTACTACCGAAGTGTTCCCAGAGATACACACGATTCTCATAGTCCATCGTATCGTACACTAGGTCAATGTCAGTGTCGTCGTACTCACAGTCAGGTAAGTGGATAGGCTTGTTCAGTTCAAGACCAACAAGACCACGCATGGTACGCTCAGGTGTCTCTTCAAGGAACATCAACCCAAGGTTATCTTCAGACTGTGCCATAATGGAACTGACTATCTCACGCAGTAGCGTACTCTTACCCAGTCCAGAGCCTGCACAAATAGTAACCAGTTCAGACGTGCGTATACCGTACAGGTGTTTGTTCAGCCCATCGAACGGGTACTGTACCTTCGCCTTGGTGAGTGGCTTCTTGATCAGATCGCGTAGCTCACCAGCACCAACGATACCTTCAGGTGTGTAGGGTTGAGCAGACCAGAACGCTTTCGTATACAGTTCTGACTGATTGTTAACAAGGTAATCACACGCATCCTTGTAGCCGTTGACGTGCTTAACAATCCTTGCCTTGTTACCGAACAGATCAGCACACTCCTTTGCTGCCTTCTGTCCCGGCTCATCAGCATCGAAACAAATAACAATGTTCTCGAAGCTGTTCAGCCAATCATAAAAAAGGCGACAGTCCTTTGCCGCCGACGTTGCACCGTTACGGACACTGACAACGGGATACATACTACCTGTCATTTGATGAGCCGCTAACGCATCGTACTCACCTTCAACGATAGTTACATACTTACCACCTTCAGGAAACAAATGTTGACCATACAAGCCAGCCTGTTTCCAATCACCAATGATACTGAACCGTTTGTCTGGGTTACGTACCTTGGCGGCGATGGGTTTTGTTGGATCTTCAGGGTTGTAGTAACCGAATGTTGTGATGTCACCCTGCTTAAGTGCTGCGTACTTCTTCGCCGTTGTTCCTGTAATGAGGCGGTCAGTAATAGATCTATACTCCGCTGTAATTAAACGGTGTTCTGTCTGGCTAAACGATGGCTTTGGTGCATCGCTGATAGATCCTAGCTCTCGTACGTTGTCTCTGCTGGCGGCTTTGGTGTACTTGCTACAGTTAAAACAATAACTAGAGCCGTCCTCGTTGTACGATAACGCATCACTGCTACCGCAGTCTGAACAAGGCTGGTGTGTTTCAGTGAAGGCCATTACGTCCTGCTCCCATGTCGTTGTACAGTTCATCAATCTCACCGTCGTCCATTGACTCTAACAACTCAGTGAAAAACCCACCCGCAATGTTTAACGCTTCCGTTACAGTTAACAAGTCCAACTGCCGTTCAACAAGTTCCGTTATCTTCTGCTCTTTAGAGATACTCATAGGTTAAATACCTTATAAGATAATAAATTTAAGATAGTCTTATATGCTTTCTGCATAGAGTCTAACATTACTCTTCGTGCCTGTACAAGTCCTCTTCAGAAATATGTTCAACAATTTTGTCATAAGTTTTGTCGCTAATATGCTCCACTATTTCTGATCCGTACCACTTGACAGATGTTAATTCAATAAACTTGTCGCGTCTGTCGTAGTGATATTTGACTTTTACATCAATGGTCATATTAAGGTCATACATATTACATTCACCGTTCATAAATTACCTCCGTTGTGTGCTTGACAATTCGGTATCGTTTACCATTGCCACGTTTAGAATATACGTAGTCCTTCGCTTGATCAATACAATCTATCGACCAAACCTGCGACCAAACATCGTCGTATAACTCCACTGTATATGTTGTATGAACACCAATCATGTGCATTATTCCTTTGCTCCTAAGAATCTGTTTAGCTTGCCGGATCGCTTCAGCTTTTTCAAACCGCTTGCTTCTGCCTGTTGCACTTCTGATCTGGTCAAACCTAGCGCCTTTGCCACTTCTACTTGTGACATGTAATATTCTTTCGTACCTATGACTACGTTCTGCTTGCGTCCCACTCACGCCTCCAATACTGCTTGCCCTGTTATCTCAACGTGTAGCCATCCGAGCCATGCGATGTAGCTCTTACCGCAAAACTTATCAGCTGGAATGTACGCCGTCGATAGCCTAAAGGTACCTGTAAAGTACAGATCAATCAAGTGCCTGTCCGTCTCAATAACAAGCCCGTTGTTACCAGCGGACACGCCGTAGTATCTGTGAGCCGTTGTGAATCTCATTGCAGCAGCCTCCCTTGTCGCTGTAACTCTCTGCGTAGTTCCTTGCGTCGTGCCTTGCGCTTGCGTCTGCGTTGCGCTCGTGGATCTGAATGCTTCTCATAAGCCCAGCAAAGGCCAGCCCAGACTGGCACAAAGCTGAATAGAATCGCTATGTCAAGTAGTGTTGGGTTCATGCTGCTGTTTCCTCCGATAGTTCAATATCTACAATTTTGTCAAGTATTCTTTCACAAAGCCGTCCAAACTCGCTAACAGTGAAAAAACCTATTTCGTATATGTCTGAAAAGACTCGCTCCAATTTCTCCAACTCTTTAACGCTGTTGGCTTTGTTGATGCGTACCAGTGCTGAATGGTATTCTTTTGTCATGCTGTTGTCTCCTGTTTAGGAATTTCTGCTCCGCGTCTACGTAATACAACACCATGCAATAAGATATGTGTTCGCGTCATATAATCGGTAGGGTTTGTCATGCTCTCTTGTATAACGTGCGTAGGTAATCCCACTAGTAAAGATAAATAATATTGTTTGGCTGTCATTACGCTGCCTCTTGCTTGTTAAATTTGTCGTTCAATGTGAGCATAATCGCTTGATAGATCAACTCATACGCGATCAATGTCATCATCTGATTAGCGCTTTCAAATTCTACACCGTGATCGAACGCGGCGTCCTCTGCATCGTCAAACAGCGCTGAATCAGCGTGGCGCATCATCGTTACCAGATCCCACGCCATACCGTAGTAAATAACATACTGACTACCATCTGCTAATTCGTGTGCAATATCATGCCAATCATTTTGATCATTCAGGCCATGCTCATAGTTGAACCAGACGTCATCACATAGCGAGTCAATGTAGTTATCAAAGTCTTGTAAATTGTTCATTGTGTTGTCTCCGTTGAGTTATAGAGCCGCTCACGCGGCCGTGTTAGCTTGTACAGTATTGACCAGCATGTATACTAACTGGTGCCGTATTGTTGTACCTTGTCTGTAATCTTTGCTGAATCTGAATCCTGTGATTTTCAATACTGGCGCAATCAATGTTGCGTTGATGTTTCTGATATGTTCTAAGCCGAAGCTGTAAAGTGTGTTTTCGATTTGTTCGATTGCTACTTTAATCTTGCGTGTCATGTCTTGTTACTCCGTTGTTTGTGTTGATAGGTACAGATTAGACATTGACATTTGAAAACACAATACTTTTTTGCAAATACTGAAACAAGAAAACATTCACGAAATGAATAAGCATCTCTGTTGAGGTGTGTTATGCAGAGGACGGTTGAGAGTCTGAGGTGTAGCTATGGGGTCCATCACAGACTCTCGCACCTCACCTTGTGAGTTCTATTTTGGTACTGAGTAGGTTCTATTTTGGTACTGACTGCGCCGTTTCATCGTCGTTATCGGGCCGGGGGAGGGACTATGTTGATAACTATTCTGTATGTTGCTACCTAGACACAAAAAAGATCAAAATTGAACCTTAAAATAACCCCTAGTTATCTAACAAGAAACCTATATAACAAAAGGGTCTAAGCGGTGCAGAATCTGGACCGTGCTGGTACAGTTTAAAGGACAGTATAAACTTACTTTAAATTATTTTAAATATTTAATTATAAATGTATTGTGGTATTATTCTTTTTATGGTACAATAAATAGTATATTATGTCTTTAAAGATTCTTTACCGCGCCGTATAGGATAAATTTTATATGATAATTATTAAATGTATGTCATATAAGCACGGT